ACGCTTATACGAATATATTGAATCATACGCCTCACGAGTGCGGGTTTTAGCACCTTCAATATCAGCAATTGCTTGATTGATTGCAGCCTTGACATCATCTGCACTTTGAGTACGCTGGATTGCTGCAAACGAAGATGACAATTGTTTGCCTTCTTGGTTAGACACGTTACCCAGCGCACCACCTGTTTTAGAGGCATCACGAAGGTCTTGCAAGGCTTGAAAACCACCCTTGGCAACGACTTTATCGTAAAGTGCTTGTGCCGCACTGCTTTCTTTGCCGACGCTCGGGGTACGACCATACACAGCACCAGTGATACCTTCAAGACCTGGATGATCGCGCAAAGCTATAAGATCACGAATAAAGCTGTCCGATTTGGCTTCAAATCCTTTAACGGATGCTGTTGCTGCTGGCAACGCAGCTTCACGCTTTTGCAACTCTTTGGGTGCAATACCCTCAACACCTTCACGCTTGAGTCGAGAATCTTCTTCTGCAAGGTTCACTCGCCGACCCTCTAAACCAACACGTTGACGTTCAAGATCAAGTCGTCCTTGAGATACACCCAAGTTCTCACGACTAATCTCATTACCAACTCGCTGATCAGCAGTCTGTGCCAGATCAGTAAAGTGCTTCTTGCGCTGCGCGGCATTCATGTCCTTGACCTCAGCCCATCCAGACTGAGCTTGCTCGGGTGTGATGGTCTTGTTCAAAACCAAATCTTGCAAGTGAGCCTTGACGTTTTCATCCGAGGTGTTCATGGCCAGATTACCAAAGATGCTACGCTTGACTTCTTGCTGTTTGATCTGCAATTCAGCAGCAGCTTTGTTCGTCTCGCGTTCACCTTTTTGATACTCTTGCAAGCCTTTGACGTTACCAGTCTTCAAGTAAGCACCTGTGAGCGCTTGATCATATTCAGGGGTACCGTACTTAGTACCAGCAAGAGCGTTGCGAAGTGCCTCATTGTCTTGCTCACCACGCTGTGCTGCTCTCATTTGAAATTGAGCAAGGGCGTTCTGGTTTTGCGCATTTTGAATCTGCGAAACCTGAGCGTACTGATTCAAAGGTGATTCGAGTTGAACACCTTTGTAACCTAATGCGATGTTTGGATCAATAGCCATTTGCGGGTGCCTTATAAGACGATTGACGGATTGAGTTCAGCAAGTTCTGGTTACTGCTGTAATTTAGATATTGACCTACACCGTTAGCCAATGCGTTCGCTTGACCCACTTCACCTGCCGCTTGTGCCGCGCCAGCACTGGTGATATTGTTGCCAACGGTAGCACCGTAATTGCTTGCAGCGCTGCCCAAATTAGCAGCAGCATTTTGTCCACTGTTCACCAAGTTACCCAGTGGTTGCAAAAGATTTGAACGGTTAGTTTGATAACGGTTGAATGCGTTTTGATACTCTTGCGATGCCGATTGTTGACCGTATTCCTGAGCCGCTTTAATCGCACCACCTGAGATCAAACCACCGCGAGCGGCAGCTTGACGATCAAGTGCTTTCAACCCTTCGTTCAATCGGAATTGATAGCTTGGGTCTGTGGTCAGATCGCTAGGTGTGAAGTTCTTGTTTGCGATACCGTAATCAGCAGCACCCGTGTTTCCACTCAAACCCAACACATCCATAAGTCGGTTTTGAGCAGTAACACCAGCAGCACGATATGGTTCCTGAAGTGCTTTCGACTCGCTGTACATTTGGTACTGGAGTTGATTGGCACGATCTGTAGCGGCGGCTTGAGTGTTGGCTGCATCTTTGGCAGCATTTGCTCCAAGTAAAGAACTTCCTGCAATAGCAAGAGGTGTGGCATAACTACCCAAACCTGCGCCAGCGCCTGCGGCACCAGCCGCACCCGCACCTGCTGCACTAGCAGCGCCAGCACCCGCACCTGCTGCGCCAGCTTGTTCTGCGGTAATCATTGCGTTTGTTTCAGCGGCAGTCATAGCACCAGCTTGCTCGGCTGCAATTGCGGCATTTGCCTCAGCAGCGGTCATACCACCAGCCTCAGCAGCCGCAGCCGCCTCAGATGCAGTCAAAACTTCACCAGACGAACTGAAATAAGCGCCAATCTCGGGTGCGTAGTAAACACCACCACCAATTAAAACCACGGTAGCCCAACCACCTGGAATCTCACTGTTGACAAAATCATCGAGTTGTGAACCAGCGTCTTTGGTTGCATTCACAATAGGTTGCGTGATAGCGTCATCAATGCTGGAACCTATATTACTGATAGCGTTACTTATTGATTTAAATCCAAAACCCATTATGAAATCTCCCGACCGCTGATGCGGATATTTATGGCATTAGCCGTGCTTGCAATTGTAGAGATGAATGCGCTGTTCGGCAAGATTTGACCCACCAATTCAGGGAATGTATAAACCTCAGACGCTGCCAGACTTTTACTCTTGGTGATCAAGTTTTGATTACCCGCCGTATCTGAACCAGTGACAATGTTGACACTGATTGTGGCAGTTGAACCGCTGATGTTGGTTGCGGTAAACTTGTCGATAATCGTAGCAGTGATGTTGCTGCTCACGATGTACTGAGTCGTCTGAGTGTCCTCAGCGAACTTAGCAGGAAGCAGATTGCGTGCGGTGACGGTCATACGATAACCCAAGTTGAACCAGAAGGAATGGTAACAGTGACACCACTGTTCACGCTAACGGGGCCAGCAGACAACCCGTTGCTTCCCGTGGGGATAGTATAGCTGGTGGCCACTGTGTTGGCGTTTACCTGAATACCGTTGCTGGACACATGTGCAGGCGATGTCAGCTCACCAGTGGAGGGTTTGTACAGGTATTTCGCGTCACTTGTGTAGATTGTTGTCGGTGTGCCACTGGTGGCCGCAGCAAACAATGGATAGACGTTGGTGGACGTTGTTGTGTCATTCGTGATTGACGCACCAGACACCACGGTAGCCCATGTTCCATCACCACGCCAGTAAGTCGTCGATGATGCGCCTGTGCCGCTGTTTAGGTTGGTGACTGGTAAGTTTCCAGTAACCTGAGTTGCCAAGTTCACACCGCTGAGTGTGCCACCCAGTGTCAGGTTGCCAGAGGATGTGACTGTACCTGTCAGCGTGATACCGTTGACCGTACCTGTACCACCCACCGATGTGACTGTGCCAGTGTTGCTGGTGTAACCACTCGGGTTGCTCGCAGGATAAGCACCGAGGTTTGACAGCGCTGTAGCAGCTGTTGTAGCCCCTGTACCACCGTTGGCAATAGCCACAGTACCCGTGACGTTTGATGCCGTTCCTGTGGTGTTCTGGTTAAGCGTGGGAATATCCGCAGCTACGACTGTGCGGAATGTAGGTGTGCCTGCCGAACCATTAGGTGCTGCTAAAAATGTGTTGGCTGTTTGTGATGCGAAGTTGGATGGTGTAACTGCCAGCGTGCCACCAAGAATAACTGTGCCAGACGATGTAATGGGGCCACCAGTCAAGGTCAATCCGCTGACAGTGCCAGCAGTGCCAACCGATGTGACTGTACCTCCACTCGACGGTGATGTATTGGCCACCGTGAAGTTTGGATATGTGCCAGTAACCGAGATACCAGATCCCGATGAAATGGCCACCACCTGATCAGGTGCGGTATTTGTAATGGTCAGTGTGCCGCTGGAAGTGATGGGGCTACCAGTCACTGAGATGCCAGTACCCGCTGTAGCAGCTACCGAAGTGACAGTACCAGCGCCCAAATTGGTACGAGCTGCTGCCGCTGTTGTAGCACCCGTGCCACCGTTTGCAACAGCCAATGTGCCAGCCAGAGTAATCGTACCCGATGATGTGACGGGACCACCTGATGTAGTCAGGCCAGTTGTACCACCAGACACATCAACCGAAGTCACTGTGCCCGTACTACCACCAGAACCTGTGCTCTCCATGGGTGGTGGACCAATCTGCATTTCATCTAGACTGATCTGATTACCACCAGCGCCTGCCAGATTAAACAGGTTCAAGAAAAACCGATACCATTCACGCGAGACTAAACCCGTGCGAGAATCAATAAACTCCACACGGTTAGACGGTATGTTGGTCGTGTTTATTTGTTCAGGCATTGGTAGGTGTCACGTAGATATGAGCACCCATGATAGTGATTTTCACGGGGTCTGTGCCTGAAATCTCATACACACGGTCACGCAGCTTCAATGTCATACCGAGGCGACGGTAAATTACTCTGCGGAAATACTCACCGATCTTACCGATAGGTAACCACTTCTCATTGGACCAAGTGTGGCCACCATCGTCGGACCAGCGCATCATCATTTGAGGATCGCTACCTTGACCTGTGTTCGTACCAACACCAGCTTCACAGTCGATCTGCAAGTTGTGCTGAGATGAACGCTTTAGATCATTTTGACCAGTGGGTAGGGCACGCCATGAACGCAACCATTTCTGAATGTCGCCGTTGTCAGCATACTCATTTAAATCGAATGCGTAGATGTTGCCGTTTTCAAAGTCACCCACGACGATTTCGTTGTTGTAGACCACTTGACAATTTGAACGATGGCGCACAAAAGCACCGTTGTCCCAACCAGCACGCTCATGCCAAGCCTGAGTCGCCACATCGTAAACCCATGTGGTTTCAGCAGTTGGGAAAATCAACACATAGAAAGCGTGACCGTCTTGTTGATAGGTGTAACCAATAGCGTCCGAGATGTCACCATACTCTTGAATCTGCCACTCAATTGCATGAGTTGACACACGAGTTCCAGTGTAGCCATTTGCGCGGTAAACAATACCACGCCCACGGTCATCAGAACCGAGCCAAAACAGACCGTTGTCGAGTTTGGCAACAGAGTAAGGGGCAGCACAACCAATCTCGTTAAAAGCGCCTTGGATGCGCTGTAACGGAAAGTCAGGCAAGCCTGCGTCATACCAAACCTCGATTGAGTTGGTTCCAAACAACCATGCCTCACGGTGGTCAACGATTAACGACACCAAACCATCAGGGTTGCCTTCCGCGCTGGCAAAGTCAAGCGGGTTGACAGATAGACCATCAAACAATGAAGTCACCCATACGCGAGAGCTATTTGGTTCATTGAACACAAAGTAACCATCAAGATAACCCACGGTCACAGCACCTGGAAAATCAGGGTCTGTGATCTGTGCAAACACTTCTGTATTGGCGTTGTAAATATATCCGTCAGGATTACAAGCGATGAAGATTTGCGTGCCGTTGTCTGACATGGACACTGGACCAGTACCTGTCACAGTGCCCACATATTTAATTTTGTATCGACTGGTCGTTCCGATTGGGTTTACTCGATAAAAAGTCTCACCAGAGACAACATACAAGTAATCACCAAGACGCCACAAACCGCGCACTGGACCTTCACCAACTTCAACAAGTCTGCGAAGACCTGGGCAACGACTTAGAAACGCTGATTCCTTACCACCCTCGGGAATCATCTCGGGGTACAAGTTGACCATGCGGTTGTCGGCAGCATTGACGCTGCGTGCCACATAAGAGGAGCCGAGGATGGGTGACTTCATCAGTAGTTACCAGCGAAGATGTTGTAGCGTTGACGAGTGGCCACGATTGCGTAAGGCATTGCCATCACATCGTCAGGATTGTTGATGCGCTTCAAATTGCGTTTGGATGTCATCGCAATACGAGTGACTTGCTGACTTGGTTCAATACCATACTCAGGAGCCATCTCCATTGCCAAGTTGTAGGCAAATGCACGCATGTAGCCTGGTGGAAAGTGCAACACGGTATCAAGTGCAGCAGGCTGGCTGAGTTCTTGAACAGAAACAATGTGCCATTCCAGATCCCGTGTGGGACGTGGGTAAACGGTCATTGTGATGTTGGGAAACTCCATGTTGATCCAACACACCTGTGGGTATGTGGATGTCACGGTCTTCACAGCAATACCGTTATATTGCTGCTGGTTGATGAATTTGATACCGAAGGACACATTGGTGCCTGGATCGCGGTAGTAAGTCGCATCATCGACCAACACTGGTCGATTGCCAACAAAATCACCACTTGGTCCAACTGTTCGAGTGATTTCGCCAGCAGGCCAAGTAAATACTTGATCTTCGGTGTTGAACACTGAAAGTCGTTCAGTGTTCCACGAGTCAATCATTTGGTTCAGAGAAACCAAACCGTCATTGGCCATGGCCGCTGACATTGACTCACCCTCAGCCAACACACCGAGCAATCGCAGCGCACGAGTGATTTGATCGCCAGCGGTGTATGTTGTCATGGTTAAGCTCCTGTGGCTTCGGCAGCGGGTGCTAAAAAGTTAGGCACTTCGTCAACTGCGGGTTGTTCTGGTTCAGCGACCTTACGGGCGCGTGGTTTAACTTCCTTTTTAGGAGCCGCTTCTTGAACTTCGGAAGGCGTGTCCAGAGTATATCGCACCCAGCCGTTTTTCTCGTCTGCGACTGCTTCGGCTTCCATGTTGGCTACTTTGGCCCCATGGATTTCATGTTTCATGTAAATAACTGGCATTTGTTTTCCTGAAAACAGGGCCGAAGCCCCGTTTAATTAAGATGCGCCGTGGATAACGCAGAAATTGATGACAACAGCCTCAGACAGTGTGCCGCCTGAAATGTTGCGCAATGTGATGCTGACAGAACCAGTAGCAAGAGCGTTAGCAAATGCGTTGTATGAACCAGGAGTTGCTTGACCACCAGAAATTGTCAAAATCACGGTGTCATTTGCGCTAATTAAATTGTTGTTCAAAGTGAACGTAGCGTTTGTAGCAGTAGCCAAAGACGCGGCGTTCATTGTGATACGACCCATAGACTTGTTCAGCGTAACCGCTGTTGACTTGTCTGTAGCTTGTGTCACAGTGCCTTGAGCAGCAGCAGCGTAACCCAATTCCTCAGTTGCAAAGCATGTGCTGAACTCGGGGTCCAGATATGCAACACCAGTAGCTTTTGTGTTTGACATGATGTTTCCTTTAAAAAAGGGGACCGAAGTCCCCTTTTAAGTTTAAGCCACGCGGTACAAAGTCCAAGTACCGTCGCCTGTTTTACGGGCGCGGAATGTTTGAGCAGTACCAGCAGTGGCCACAACAGTAGCCAGACCAACGAGGGTCCAACCAGTGCCAGCAACCAAAGTGATAACGCCAGAACCAGAACCATCCACGTTCACAACTGACATGTCAAAAGACACACCAGGTTTAGTAGCAGAAGGCATTGCAGCTTCGAGATCAGCAACAGTGGGCAAGGTGTAGCTGGCAGCAGAGCTACCAGGGCTACCGAGCAAGATACCGTTGAGAACTTGTGCAGCAGTCAGAGTTGATGTCACTGTTGCAGTTGCGGGGGCTGGAATGACGGTGAAGTCAATTTCGTTCAGGTTACCGTCACCGATTTGGTAACCGCCTGCGCCGTTTGGAAGTGCCATGATAAATTTCCTTTAAAAGATTTGAAAACAATGAAAGGGGACCGAAGTCCCCGTTTCAATTTAGCCCCACATACGGACAGCCATTTGTGGACGGATGGTGCTGTAGCCATACAACACGTCGATACGGCAAGGCATACGGTCGTTATTGATGTCGTACTGACGAACAACGCGCAAGCTGATACCGTTGTGAACAGCGCGAGAAGCCATGTCCACACCTTGTGGCAACAGCAAGTCGGCGGTAGCGAAGGTGATCGCATCTTTGTGGTACACCAAGTTTTGAGCGTACTGAGTAGATGCTGCACCCACGAACACAACAGCTTTACCAGAAGCAGGCAAGCTGTCCACGGTAGCCAAGGCATGAGAAGCAGAGTAGATCGGAGCCACGGTGATCGTGCCTGCACCAGAACCGTTCAAAGTCACGTCAGCAGTAGCGACGAACTGGAACAAAGAACCAGTAGATTCACGAGTTTGTGGGTTCACAGAGTAGCAATCAGCCACAGTGAACACGTCACCGATCTTGATTGTGCCAGCGTTACCAGCGCCAGTGATAGCGATGGAAGTTGCGCCTTCGGAAGTCACAGCAGCAGACAAAGTGCCGCCAGTGGCTGTACGTGAACCAGTCAAGAATTGCTTGATGGATTGAGACATGTTGATCTCGTCAAAGCCCAACACGCCAGTGCCCATCATGCCGTTCTTGAATTGCTTGCTGATAGTGTCTGTTGGGTTGAACAGACCTTTCAAGCCTTCAACCAAGCCAGCGTTAGCAGCAGGGTTCACGGTAGCGTAACGTGGGTTCATCACGGCAGCGTTCTCGTTCAACTTTTGTTGGGCTTGCAACAAGACCAAAGAAGTTGCAGGAGTGGTGCCAGGAGTACCAACAGAGTTACCAACGCCTTTGTATGCGTTTGCCACGTCAGCGTCGATAGACGATGCCAATTGGCTAATACGAGGTTTCAACACGCGCTCTGCGAAGTCATCCAATTGCATGGTCAATTCAGCAGATGTGAAGTTGACACCGATGTGCTTTTGGTTGGCCACAGTCAAAGTGGTGTACTGTTCGTTGTCGTCTTGAACTTGCAAGGCGGCACCATCAGTGACCAAAGCGCGGTCGGGCAAGCGGATACGCAGTGTAGAACCGATCTTTGCACCTTCAACAGCGAAGCTGTCGTCGTACTGGCGGTTCACGTTACGTGTCAACACGAGGTTGTTTTCCAAGATCTCCAGCGATTTGCGGGTGATCATGTCAATGGTTAAGATTGAGTTTGACATTTAAAAAGTCCTTGAAGAAAGTTAGCGGATTGTCTGTGCTTGCAACTTTTTCATCTGACGGGCGCGTTCGGCGTTAATCCACTCCGATGCACTCATGGTCTTGGTAGACCGAGGATCAGTAGTGTCATAAGCTGGAGAACCAGCACTTCGCGCGCTTACAGGTGAAATTGGTGCAGGTGCAGATGTTGTCTTTTTGACAGGTGGATTATTAACCAGTTTGGCTTCGATCACACCGATCTCTTTTGCCTGCATGAAAGGTGACAAACGGGAGATGCGATCTGCTTCTTTGGGGTTAGCTCCGAGGTAGTAGGCTACATCAGGACCAACATCCGAAGATTGAATCGTTTGAGCCATCACATCAGTGATTCGCAAGTTTGGGTTGTAGGCAACTTGTTCAAAGTCGTCATACTTGTCCCGAGCTTGTTCTTCCTTGTCGTGATAGTTCTCAAGAACCTCAGCTTGCGCTTTCGCTTGTTCCCTCTTGTTGATCAACTCTTGAGCCTTCTGTTCGGCCAGTGCTTCCGCATAGGCTTGTGGAGACTCGAATTGGTCAACAGGCGGGAGAGCTACTGGTGCAGCGGCAGGTGTTTCCATTCGTCGCTGTGCTTGTTCTCGTTCCCATTTACGTTGTTCTCGTGCAAGGCGTTTGCCGATGGCAGCATCAAGTTCTTCTTGTGTGAAGGTCTTGGGTGCTTCCGCAGGCACTTCCAGCGTCGAAACATCAGATGCTGGAGCTGCTGTGGCTTCCAGTTCTGGCGCGGGTGCAACTTCCGCTACTACTGCTTGGACTTCATCAGTCATTTTCATCGAATCCTAAGATTCCCTGGTGTTCCGCACCAGTACGGTTGTGAGTAAAGATTACTCGTAACAGATCGTGTATTCGATTGTGTTCGCAATGTCGATATACAAGCCTTTGCTAAACCACACACCTTGTGGAAAGCTCACATATTGAGTGCCAGCGGTAACAGTCACAGTGTTCACAATTTTGGGATCACTGGTGCTGGCAGTTGCGCTGTCGTACAGAGCAAAAGTGCCGCTTGTGGTGCTGGAAATGAAAATGCCGTAAAACTTACCGCCACCGATTTTCACCTGTGAGTCAGCGTTACCTTGTTTGAAATATGCCATGATTTATCCTTATGCCAATTGCTCAAGTTTGTAAAGAGTGTCGAGGTACAACGCCACAACTTCATCAATGATGTTTTGCAACGCTGTGTCGTCTTTATCGACCACATCGTAGCGGTTCTTTTCCACTACGTCCAGTGACCAAGCCATGAACTCAATGATACTACCTGCTTTTTCCACAGGCATCATTGGAATCGCACCAATCAGTTTACGGGTGCGACCCATGTAGGCTTGAGCAAAAGTGTCAGCCAATGGGATGATTTCATTGTAAAAGTCATTCAGTGCATCATGTTTAGAAAAACTGCGAGTATTTAAGTGGGTCGAATGAGCCACATTACGAGCAGTAAACAAGTGCCCTACGAATTGTTTTGCGTTCATTGTGGCATTCCTTGTGGCATCACGGGTTGCTGTTCCATACCCTCTTGTGGCATTTCAGGACCAATGTCCATGTCGTGACCAGGCATCTCTGCAACTAGGTCACCAGAAGTGATCATGCCGTGAACTGTACCCAACACGATGTCTTGGATTTGCTCAGGCGACATGCCTGCTTGAACAGCCTGAATGCGCTTGGTTTCAGCATCGTATGCCTTGACCTGAGATTCAAAGTCTTTGCGTTTTTGCTCTTGCACTTCAACCGATTGATTGACGTTTTGAAGCATTTTGTGCATCTGTTCCATCTCAGCACCCATGGCTTGAATCTGCTGTTCGGCAGCCTGCAACTCGGGCGACTTGTTACCGTCTTCCATGATCTTGGGATCAATGGTTTTGGCGAATCGTTTGGCCATCTCTTGAGCGCCTGGCCAATCCATGTTCTTGACAAACAAATCACCAGCAACTTTCCAGAGGTCAGGGTTGCCTTGAAGCAACTGAGCCATGGCTTCCAGAGCTTCTTGACGCTTGGTTGCGTAGCCTGGACCTGTGCTGGCCACCACATCGTATTTACCCACGCTCGGGTTGTAGATCTTTTCAATCACGATGTCAGGGTTTGCCATGTCGCGGATCTCTTTGACTGGTTCTGCCTGCTCAGGATTGATCTTGGCCATCTTTGTCTCACCGTCTTCACCGATGATGCGTGCGATGCGCTCTGTGTCGTAGATTTTGGGGATCAAATCAACTAGTTGACGGGCAACGTGGCGCACAGCGCGAGACAAGTTGTCACCATAGTGGTAAGTGCCGACATCGCCTTCTTTCTGACGGGCCAAGATAGCCTTGCCAGAACGCTCGTTGGAGCCCATACCAAGGGAGGCGTTGTATTGGCCAGTGGTGGACTTGATGTCCTCAGCAGCACCCGATTTAGCCTGCAACAGACCCGACGAAGCCATTGGTGGCTGGGCGCGTTGTGGCAATGGGAGCACACCACCTGAACCGTCTGTAACGTCAGGATTGACCTCCAAATAAGGCCAATTGTTCGTGTTTGCGGTCTTCCACTTGTCTTCGTAGCCTTCAAACTGACCACCATAGCCGATAAATGGCGCTTTGGGAGCCAAGGCCAACATCTCAGCTTCTTGGGACACCCAATAGTTGTACATACGCTGGGCATCTTTGGCGTTGCGCACCAAACCCGACACGTACAAGCGACCATCGACTTCAAATTCGTTGCCGACCACGCGAATCACTGGAATCCACTGACCAGCCCACACGTTTTCTTCCAAAATCTCATAACCGTTGATTTTGCAGTAGCGAACCACTGGATCTTGGACTTTTCGGGTCTTTTTTGGCTTGCCGTATAGCTCTTTGTACATCTTGTCTTCACGACTGCCTTCAAAAGCGGTCACGTTGCCAGGGTACAAATGCAGCGTTTTCATGTCGTAATCGACATAATAGTAGTCAGCGATGCGGATTGTGTTCTCGTTGAGCCACTGAGTCAGGTTTTGGTCACCAACACCCAGCGATTGCAGTGTCGTGATGGGTGCAGCGTTGGGGTACAAACGCGAGTATTCACCGCGATCAATGTCTTCGGTCACAAAACACCACTTGGCATCAGCACCAGTCGGGTCTTGGATCGTTGGGTCCATGTAAACGCTAAAACTGTTGCGCACACGGCCAATTTTGATGTCTTGCTCGAATGAGTTGGGGTCACAGTAGTCGGTCAGGAGGCGAATGTAGCCTTCACCGTAGGACACTTGGTTCTCGCAAGCTGTGTCGTAGGCCACGTCAGCATCAGAGATGTACTCGATGTGACGAATCATGCCGTTGAACACCTCGGCCACTTCAATATCGGCCTTGTCGTCCACTGGAATGACTTTAGCGCCTGGGCGGTTCTGGCGCATGTCGTTGGTGACTTGGTGAACGTGCTGTGGCAGCTTGTTGATGGTCAAACAAGGGCGTGCGTTGATCGACTGACCCTGCACCGCGCCACGGGTGGCCAGCACGTCAGCAGGCCATTGCCACTGGTTATCGGGGGAACCAGCGTAGAAACGCAAGTCATCGATCTCGTTCTCACGGGACTCGGATAGTGCGCCGATGGCCATGTTCATGCGGGTGCGTGCGGTGGCCAGAACGCTTTCACTGCTGTTCTCTTTGCCACCACCATTGGCCACATTACCAGCGGCCACCATTCCTGTTACATCAGTCATTCAAGGACTCCTAAGACGTGGGGTTCACGAATGACAACGTAATCCTTGCCTTCGTGCTTAAATTCTTGCCCGACGCCAAAGTATACGTGATCGCCAGCCTTTAGCTCTTTACAGTCTGGACCAGCGGCTTTGACGATTCCCGTCTCCATTCGGTCAACGGACGGAATGATGAACATTTCGTGAGTTTCAACATCTGCTTCGATGATGACACAGTTTTGCATTGCTTGTAGAGTCATTTTTTCTTGGATGTTGGTTTAGCGGATTCGCGTTTGACTGAGTAGGCAATTGCAACGGCTTGTTTGACAGGTTTACCTGCCTTGACCTCAGCCTTCACATTTGATTTAAATGCTTCTTTACTTGTGGATTTCTTCAACGGCATATCAACTTCCCATCCATGATGATGTAGCCCCGCCACCTTCGTAGACTCGGCGGGTTGTTTGTTTAACATTGTAGCCCCGAGAGGCCACGGGGTATGCGAACGTGACAGCCAGTGCATCGGCAGCATCTGGTGAAGCCAGTCCACGGGATCGCATCTCTTTCTTACTCTCAAGCATGATCGCACCTGACGAGTTGAATTTACGCATGGGGCCAACAAGGTCAGCTTTTAACTGACGGTCCCGTGGGATCGCTGCGGTCTTTAACCAGTCGCGCATCGCACCCCACATCTCTGAGCGCTTGTTCTGCCACATCACAGGGTTCTTGGCTTTCCAGCCGAAGTTCACCCCGCGCACTTTGTAGCGCTGCTCGGTCAATCTGTCAAGGATGCCGTAGCCCAAGCCACCCTCGTCGATCACGGTCAGCGCAGGCTTGTATTCCTCAATCGCGTCGATCACATTACCCACGGTGGTCATGGTGTCGTCACCCTTGAAGCGTTTGATGGCCACGATGTCACGCCCTTGGCGCACCACGATCACGGTGCTGTCCATGCCGCCACGCGCGGGGTCAACCCCGACAACCACGGGCGCTGTTTCATCCTTGTACTTGTCACGCTTGAACGCATCCTCCACGGCCACGGGCGAGATGAACTGGTCTTCCCCAGCAGCGGGGAACTCACCATAGACCTCGACTCGCGCTTGGATGGAGTCTTCACCGTACTCGGCGATGATTTGGTCATACACCGCTTGGTCAGTGCCCTCAACGCTACGCGCATCAATGATGTCCGAGGACCAGAAGTCGCGCTTGTTGCCCTCGATAGCCTCATAGAAGTAGCCTGTGTTTCGACGTGGGTTGCTGAACGCGAACCAGTAGCGATCCAATATCTTCTCGGTAAAGAAGCCGGCGGCCACGGACCAGATGCCATCGGGAATACCACTGGCCTCGTCGAAGATCACCATCATGCCATCGTGGTTGTGGACACCCGCATACGAGTCAGGGTTCTCCTCAGACCACAGCTTACCCTCAGCAGCCCAATAACGTGTACCTTTGCGCAAGTCACGCTCGACAAGCTCAGTCAACCATGTGGCAGGTACGAGTTTGGTAGCTGACACTTCCCACCAGTGCGAGTTGATGGCCATGGTGGACCATTTAGTGAGTTCACCCCATGTGACGGTGCGCAACTGGTTCTCGCTGTTGGCCGACACAATGACTGACGATCCGATACGAGTTGACAGCATCCAGAGGATTAGCCACGACACCAGCGCAGACTTACCGATACCACGACCAGAGCTAATCGCCTTACGCAGCGCCTCCATGTCCAGCACACCACGGTTGGCCTTCAAGTGGTCACGGATCTCGCGCAGCACTTTCCTCTGCCACTTCCGTGGACCTTTGAACTTGGCCAGGGGTGTGTTCTCCACGCCCCACGGGAAACAGAACAGTACAAAGCTCTCAGGGTCATCAGCAAGCTGGGGACTCCAGAGCTGGGACATCAGGATCTGTTCATCTTCGGGCGAGTATTTGAGCTTCTGCATCAGTTGTTCTCTAGTCGAGGTGTCACATCAATCACTTCACCCTCTATCACTCGGGCTTGAGCTTGAGCAAGGGCATCAGTAATACTTATCGACCCACCCATCTCGATAGTTTTTGTCTCACCGTAGCGTTTCTTGTTGTAAACGCCCATGAGCCACTTGCGACTGTCGATCCGCAGCTTAGAACGCTGGACATCTTCCGCTGAGTCCTCTGCGTCCGAGATCTCAATGATCTCAGCGCCAAGCTGCTCTGCAAACAGCAGTTGAGCGTGCTCATAGCGGCTCGTGCGCTGCGGGTCTTTCTTGATCCAATGGATATACGTGGCCGACTCGTACCCACGAGGGTCGTGATCGAGTGTTTGTTTGATGGTCTTGCCCCCAGCGAGTTGATCAAGCACATGGTCAAACATGTACTCAAACTGCATGTACATGATCTCGCGGTTCGTGGGGGTGGCTTCGCGGATCGCTGGGATCTCGGGAGTAGGCGCGGCTAACCAGTCAGGCATCTCAGGTGCTGACGAGGTATGTTCGAGTTGTGGGCCTGCTGTGACAGTTGTGCCTAGGATTTGAGGTTCCATAGTGGCCCGATGCTATCACATCTTTTGAAGCATGTGTGTAAAAAGTAGCAGTGGGAGTAGGGAACCCAATGGGTTCTATGGATTAAAAAATTAAAAATTTCATCTGAGTCCTCCGTAACCGTGACCCGATGGCGCTCGGCCCTAGGGGGAGGGGGTCGGCGCGATCCCCGATATTCCCTAAACCCATTGGGTCACGGTATCTAGCACATAAACTAACCCAGTGGGTCACAGAATCCGTGCATCCAATGGGTTGATTGTGTCCATTGGGTCATTGCACCCATTGGGTGAGTGTGACAATTTACCCCACACGCGCACACGGGAACAGACCCGCTGGGTTCTGTGATTCCAGATTGAACCCATAAACCCGCGAAACAATCAACAATTAACCATCAACGAGTGGGCATCCCTTAATCACTGTGCCAAATTGACCAAGAACCCTAGAAGGCTTTTCTAAATCTTTTTATTATTATCCGTAATTGTTTTAATATTCTGTGCTATGATCTAGGCTTACATGGTCACAATGGCACACTTGAAAGGTTGAAACATGACTTACCCGAAAACTGACGAATTCTTGAAACAATGCGCCGCTTCGTTCTCATTCGATGAAAGCGCGGGGGTGTTCTTTAAAGAATGCGCCAAAGGCTCGCACACTTGGAAAGAACCCGCTGGTTCCATAACCGCCGCTGGCATTCGCCTCACTGTTGCCAATTGTTATGTTATGGCTCACCACGTTGTCTGGCGAATGAAGCGCGGGGAGTGGCCTAACTATCACATTAAACATTTGAACGGTGACAAATTCGACAATCGCCCCGAAAACCTCCGCGCACCCACTAAAGAAAAGCAAGACAAAAACAACCAAGGGAATTTTGGTTCTTTCTTAAAGTTGATCGGCATTAGTGATAAACAGATGAACACACTCAAGGTGCAAAAAGTACGCGAGAAGCTGGGGGACCGCGCCGCGCTTGAATTCGCCAAAGAACAAGGATTCATCGACACCGCCGAATTCAACAAACGCATTAAAAACTTAACCAATTAACCCATTGGGTAAAACTATCACCCAGCGGGTTTGCATAGAAACATTTTCTATTGACAAGTCACCCAATGGGTTAAACTATCACCACTGGCACAAAACACCAGGTAATCTGTAAACAGTAAACAACCCGAAAGGTTAACAATGAAACACTCAAACCATGCTCAACACTTGGCAATCGAACCCGCGAACCGTGCCCCGTATAAAACTGGCTTTTATGAATACGTGGCGGGTGCGTGCCTTGGTGCAATCCTCGCCGTTTTAATCCTCGCCTATAACGGCGTTCTCTTTGTTCCCGCTTAATCTGTAACCCGTAAATGTAAGAAAGTAAAACCATGACTAAATTAAACAATCTTGCCGCCTCCCTTTTCCCCGTTTGGGTCAACCTCGACACGTTGCCCGAAGGCTTGCGCATGGTGGCTGCTTACGCCGCTAAACGCCCCGCGCTTGATTTTCGGGATTATTGCAGCGGGTGGAACGACAAGAACGGACGCGCCGCATACTTTCAAGAAGCCCGAAGCATCACTAAAGATCTGCAACGTGTACGCGAGGCTTTGCGCTTCGCTTGCGCCGTCAATGTTCAAGATTCGCACTTGATTGAGTGCAGCCGTGGTGAACGCTTGACCCTTGAGAATCAAGGCGACACGCTAACTCTCGACTATTGCACTGGTCAATATTGGCCCACAGAATACCGCCCCGCCGTGGCCCGATTGCTTGAGCGTGCAGCTAACGCCGCCGCCCGTGCTCAAAAGGTGGCAGCATGAGAAACCCAGTAATTACAACCGCGCATTCTGGCCCCGTCTACCGTCGCAAAATCCACGTCTATCAGTTGCGCGAAGGTGGCCCCGTGTACACATGGAGCACAAACGCCTATAAAACGTGCCGTGATGCCGTTGCGGGTGCTGTTGCTCGTTACCCCTCAAAACAATTTAAAGCCTCATTCGCAAAGGACTAAACAAAATGAACATTCAAACTTTCACCCATGATTCAACCCGTTACACCGTCAAGCCTGAAAACGCTCAGGCGTACCGCGCAGCATTGGAAAAGCCGAAAAAGCACAAACCCGAAGCCCTGAGTAGTGTTAACTTAAAACGCTCTTATCCAGTTTTTGAAATTGGCATGAGTACCGCAGAATATGTCGCACAGTTTAACGGTTTAAATAGCAGATTGATGCACCACGGCATTGAGCACGGTTGCCCCAATTACCATAAACCCGCGCCTATGTTGGATGCCGCGTTTCCTGAATGCGTGGAAGATGTCAATCCCGACTATGTGCCTGAGTTTTTAGATAAACCCAAGAAACCCGCGCAAAGTGTCGCCAGTTTAAAAAAGTCAATCCGTGCAGCATTGGATCTAATTGCAGCGGGTGACATCGATAGCGCCCAATGTTTACTCGTTGAGGTTATCAAATGAACCTAGAAGAACTGCCCCCGATCAAACAATTGCAAATCCTTGAGGCGCGGCTGATCTGGCTAAACGATCAAGCCTCAAACTTTATCAGACACAGTGACACACTTCGCAAAGGCTACGCGGCTCAAGCCGATGCCGTGCGCATACAAATCGAACGACTTAAAAGGACAATAACACCATGAACCACACCGAACACGCCTACATCGAAGCGGGACGCCGATATGAAAAGGCTCAAGGGATAGACAGCGCACGCGCAGAGGCTCAAAAGATTCGCGCTATGTTATCCAGTGAGCAGGGGCGAGACTTGGCAGACGCTCGGGAACTTATCGAACGTGGCCGCGCTGAGTATCGCGGGAGTGCTAGAGCATGACCATCATCATCGCGTGCATCATTGCCGCCCTAATCTCGGAATTGATGGGCCTTTAAATAGATTGGAACCTGAACATGAAACACCAGATTAAAAACCGATTCACAAACGCTGTTATTTTTGAATGCGCTGTACCAAGCGACACGCCCAGCGGGTTAGCCGCTCGATATGTGCTTGAGAAAGCCGTATCGAGTGGGGCCTACCTCATTGGGGCCAACCTCAGTGATGCCAACCTCCGTGAGGCCAACCTCCGTGGGGCCGACCTCAGTGGGGCCAACCTCCGTGGGGCCAACCTCATTGGGGCCAACCTCCGTGAGGCCAACCTCCGTGAGGCCAACCTCCGTGGGGCCTACCTCAGTGATGCCAACCTCCGTGAGGCCAACCTCCGTGGGGCCTACCTCATTGGGGCCAACCTCATTGGGGCCAACCTCCGTGAGGCCAACCTCCGTGGGGCCTACCTCATTGGGGCCAACCTCAGTGATGCCAACCTCCGTGGGGCCAACCTCCGTGGGGCCGACCTCAGTGGGGCCAACCTCAGTGGGGCCAACCTCAGTGATGCCAAGTTAATAGGTAAGCGCCCATGGTTTCAAATTGGCCCCATTGGTTCACGCATGGACTACTTGACCGCATGGGTTACCGATCAAGGATTAAAGATTCAAACGGGTTGTTTTTTTGGAACCCTTGATGAATTTAATGCAAAGTTATCAAGCACCCATCAAGACAACAATCATGCGAAAGAATATTGCTCCGCATTGTTGATGATTGAGTCGCACGCGGTGTTGTGGACACCTGAAAACCCCTAACCCTATGCAACCCCCTATGAATGAACAAACACGCCTAAAACCCCCTATTCCTCCAGCCTCTGCACGCATAGCAGCACTGAGGGAACGACTCAAATTAACCAACGCTCAAGCCGCCGATTATCTAGGTGTCCCTGTGCATACCTACATCAAGTGGCAATCGGGTGAACGTACACCCCCATCGGTTGCCGTTCGCCTGCTCGATGTAATGGGTTCACTGGAGACTATTGCACCCGCGATACATGATTACTTTTTGCCAAAAGGGAAGCCATGACATCAAAGAACGACATAACTGGTGACTCATTGGTGAGTAAATCAAGCACCAACAGCTATCGTGATAACTTTGATCGCACCTTTGGTAAGCGCGAGATAGATCAAGACGACGAACCAACGTGCCCAAGCTGCATTGGCCCCATGTATACCCAACCCCATTGGAAATACTGGCAGTGCGACGACTGTGGACGCAGAGAAGACAAGGAGCCAGAAGAACCATGACCCCCGTCAAACTATGCGCCCTGTGCCAATTGCCCCGTGACCGTCAGGGCAGCAGGCTAATTGAGATCGACGGCTACAAACGGTGGGTGCATATCCACTGCTCAACACAAACAAAGGAGAAGACACAATGACCCCCGCACGCCTTGAATTCGAACGACTTTTTAGAGACTTGGGACTCGCCACCAGTGATGCCGCTTGGCTGGTGTTCTTGAACGGTTGGAACGGTGCAGCAGATCGTGCCGTTACCCTGATCCAAGAGTTTCCCTTTGAGCCTGACACTAAGGCTAGTTTCTCTATTCACATTGGGAGGATCAAGGAATGAGCTGGCCCTTCCCTAGCTATCCACCAGCACCGTGGACAAAAGCACAAGAACAAGCGTACCAACAAGCGCAACGCGCACAACTACCAGAGGCTCCGTTATGAGCGTAACTAGACAATTAGCAGAAGCCATAGAGTTTGTAGCCAGTGCTGTTAAAGATTTGTCTGAAGCCATTTATGAGCGCATTGAACGTGAATCTAAGCGCATTACTGCGTTAGAAGATGAGATTGAAAGATTAAAAAAAGAACCGCATAAATCGTTTAGGCAAAAACTTAAGGAAAAGCTATGAATAAAGAAACACAGATTCTTGAAAAATTGACTTACGACAGTAAAACTGGCGTTTTCACATGGACAAATAAAGCACCCAAGAAAGTTGCTGGCAAAGTTGCTGATGCAAAAGACAAACTTGGTTATGTTTGTTTAAAGATTGATGGCGTTATGTATAAAGCTCACAGATTGGCGTGGCTGTTTGTGCATGGTGTTATGCCATCTGGACATATTGACCACATCAATGGGAACCCATCTGATAACAGAATTGCAAATTTGCGTGATGTAAGTCATGCGGTCAATATTCAAAATGAACGCAAAGCAAGGTCAAACAACAAGTCTGGCCTTCTTGGTGTCAGCCCAAACGGTTGCAAGTGGCGAGCAGAAATTAGGGTTTGTGGAAAAAAAGTAAATCTTGGAACCTATGTAACGCCGCGAGAGGCACATCAAGCCTATGTAAAAGCAAAGCGTGAAATGCACGAAGGAGCAACTTTATGAACGATTTAAAATCTGCTGCAAAGCTAGCGCTTGAGGCGTTGCGTATGCCTTGTAATTTTTGGAATAAAGTTCAATTTATTCGGGTAACCGAAGCCATCAAAGCCCTAGAAGCAGCACTAGCCAAGCAAGAGCAGGGTGAGCCTTTCGGAAAGATGACCGCAAGACGCGCTGAAATGTTCATGAGCCGCTTCAAGCATGAAGAAAAGATGCTTGGCCCAAACGAACAGGCAGCGCTGGATTATGTGATTGACATTCTTGTGGCCAAGCAAGAAGTTTTAATTACGTCGAATTCGACAGAATTAGAAAAGCAAGAGCAGGGTGATCCTGTGGAAATTCACCAATACAGCTTTAAAGAACTTGGCAAGAAAGCGCCATGGTATGACGGAAAACAAGACCAAACAAAGTGGCCTCATCACATATACAACCATCGCATCGTCTACACCGCACCACCAGCCAAGCAAGAGCAGGGTGAGCCTGTGGCGTGGAAAAGCGTCTCAGATTTTGAGATTTACGAAATGTATAACGAGCCAAGAAGTGACACAGAAATGCTGTTATTTGCAAGAGAGCTTGAAACAGAATTGAAAAGGAGAAATAAATGTGCTGCCCTGAAACCGTAACTGTAAATCTTAAAGCTGTAAATTGGCTAAAAGAAAAGTACCCAGAGCTTTGCATAAAAGCAGGGCTTTGTGAGCGAATTGGTGGAAGGCTTTATACAAAGACGCTCTACACCACACCACCACAACGAACATGGGTTGGGACACTTTCACTTGAACAGCTCTTGCACACGGCTGCAAACTGGGGAGCTAATTATCCCAAAGGTGAAGAATTTTCTGATGCGCTCTCTAAAAAAGTACAGCAGTGGGTTGAGTTTTATTCAGGTGAAACGTATATGAATCCACCACAACAACGCACATGGGTTGGGATGACGGATGAGGACTTGGCTGTTTGTGGCGATGAGGATGATGTTATGTTGGCCCGATATTGGGAGCGAGTTTGCAAGGAGAAGAATCATGGCATTAAGGAGTAAGACATGACCTCACAACTCGACAGCACAGGCACAGCAGCCGTGGACCATAACTACTTTTGGCAACCCATAACCACCTGCCCCCGTGGTGCTAAGGTGCAGCTACTCGGACAGGGTGGGGTGGCCATGTATGGACAGTATCACGGCAAGGACACGTTCTACACACATTGGGCACCACTGCCTAAGTTAAAGCGGGATTAAAAAGGGACCACACGGTCCCTTTTTCATTCCTCCAGCAACTCGTACCCTTTGACCTTTGGCTTCGGCTTATCTGAGTTAGACCAACGCTGCTCTGCCAAGCGCTGACGCGCAGCAATGACCTTCTTACGGTGATCCTTGAACTGTTCACCCAATGAAGGATTGATAGCCCACTCTGCATGGTGCTGGTGCTCTTTCGTACCGTCATCCAAGCGGATCACCCAGCCAGCCTGCTCCAAGGTGGCCATGGCACTGAGCACCATTTGATCCTGAGTCCATATGGTCTTACCGTCAAGGCTTCGGCGTGCGCTGCGCTTCAACTCCGACAGGGTGATCTGACCCTTGTCGAAGTGGTGGATCATGTGATCGGCCACCCATTGATCAAAGGTGTCAACGCCTGCCACTTCACCCAAGGCATAGCGATACGCTGGGATGATGTACGACTTGATCAATTCGATCACACGGTTGACGATCTTCACATCGACTGTCAGGTTAAACGGTGACTCGATAATGTGGAACATGAGAATCAAGCGGCCAGCAGTACCCTCCAGCTTACCAAATGCGGTCATAAACGTGTCATTGGACATGAGCAGGCGCTCGTCTTGCTTGGACTCCTCGTACCATGCTTGGAACTCACGATACACCTTGAACGCATCGGGTGACAGCTTATAAGTTTGTGGTGGGAGCGCACAGGTCAAGCGAAGCGTGTTTTCCCATGCAGCAGAGGCTGTCAGGTAGTCGGGGATAGGGTGGCCTAGCTTCGTCTTGTTGCTGCGCAGAATGGCGGGTATGAAGCGTTGCAGCAGGCCATCAGAAGCCAGTGCTTGCAGGTTGGCCTTAAACACTGCGGGTTGGATGTTGCCATAGATGCTCACAGCGAGGTTGTCAGCATGAATGGACCCAGCGCCCACACGATCCATCTCATACGGTTCAGACTCATAGGACACAACCCAAGCCGAGCGATCTTCTCCACTGGTGCGATCCGTCAGCTTCTTAACCCATGAGTTCATCTCGTCGAGGTAGCACAGCAGGCCACGGGGACGATCAGCAGCCGAGCGCACGAGCTTTTGACTCGTGATGTCCGACACCGTGATCTTCAACGGTACGGGCTGCGCTGGCAGCTCTGCCACCACTGGTGCCTGATCACCACCGAGCATGGCCTCAGTCGATGCAGAGAATTCAAGGAAAGCCTTTTTCGATGATGCGTGTGCAGCCTCTTTGCCCTCCCAGTCCAACATTTCTTTGGCAAACCGTGGGCGATCCTCCATCTCGATGGCCTTGAGTGGGGACATCATGGGGCGCGAGCCTGGTGACTTCTTGTCAGCAGGGTCACCGAGGGTCATCAGCCACAGCACAGGTGGCACTTGGAAGCCTGGCATCAGCTCCAAACGTGTGCGTGCGTCAATCGCACCACAGACAGCGGCCATGCCTGAGAACAATGGGACCAGTGGATCACAACCCACGCTCTCAGCAATCTCATTGGCGCGAGTCTTGAGGATGTGTGGCCACAGGTCCATGTTCATCTCTGGCGCGGGTGGACGGATGCCTGCTGTCACGTTGACAGGTGTCATGGGTGCAGCTTGGCCAACTGCCGCGAACAGCGATGCGGCGTCAACAGGTGGGCGTGACCATCCGTGCTGCTTGGCAATGTGGAACAGCGTGCCCAGCTTGACAGCGGTAGCCTTGTCTGACTTGAAGCTGACCCACTGGTTGATGATCTCTTTCTCGCTGGGGTACTTGTTCGAGGGCTTTGACCACTCGTCCCACAGGTGCAGCGCTTGGTCTAGCTGGTTGGTGTGAGTACCTGCCCAATGCAGCGCCATGCCCACGTTGACCCATTCTTCTCGGGAACAGTCAGGACTGATTGACTCGATGGCTGAACGGATCTCGTCCCATGACGCATCGACACCATCGCCCGTGGCAAGCGTGCGCACCTTATCCTGCTCAAGAAGACCATGCCACAAGTCTAACAGGGACTGCGGCAGCTCTGGTAGGCGCATCCAGTGACCCTTACCTGCCCAGCGGTACGGCTGCTTGGTGTCGGGGTGGATAGATGGGGGCAGTACGTCCTGCACCGTCAACCCGTTGGCCGTGGCACAGCGCAGCTCATAGGCGGTGATGCCGTTGATGATGATCTTCTTGGATGGCAGCGCCATGCCCAGTGGCATCTTGTAGAGCAGCTTACCGTGCCCCGCGCGGCCAGAGTCTACGATGACTGCATCGTTGGCATCGTAGAGTGCTTGGAGATTGATCCCTTGCAGCCCGAGCACCATGGCGGTGGTGTCCCACTCGTCGATGTCAAATGCCATCGTGCCACTGTAGGCATGGGCCAAGCCGATACCCCAGCCTTGGGGCAGGTCAGCCTGCGATTTGATTGCGTTGGCCTTGATGTTCCAGCCAGCGGTGCGTGGTCCCTTGGTCCCTTGTGGGATGGGGACAAGTGAGAAGCCATGGCGAATGTAGGCATCCACGGATGCGGGGTGTTGTTGTACTGATGGCAATGCGCTCATATAATCCGTTCTGACAATGCAGTTGTCATGTTCATGTTTGGTTCCTCTTTTAGCCCTGACTCACAAGGTCAGGGCTTTTCTTTTGGGTGAGTTGGGCAAAGCGACATTGGTAGCAGCGAGAGCACCAGTAATAGTACGACCCCTCGACTCGGTACTTCTTGCCCCAGTTCACCTCAGACCACCTGTGCTTGCATTCCATTTTCACCCTCTTGAAAAATATTTTTGAATTTGTTTGCGCAAGTGTATCAGATGCTGTTATACTTTGTTCAACGAAACCAAATTTATTTTGATTATGGCAACTACCAAGCTCAAATCAGCGTTCCTTGTAGTCCGTGTGACTGACAAGACGCGAACCAAATTTCACACCAAGGCGCAGAAGCACGGTAACCCGTCCGAAGTGCTACGTGAAATAGTCGAGGCGTTCAATGATGACCGTCTCACAATTCAACCTCCCGCAAACCGTAAGGAATCGTTATATGTCACTGGAAACTGAAATCAAAAACCTCGCCGCCGCTGTCATCGCATTGACCGCCAAAATCGAAGGCATCAATGTAGCACCTGCTGCCCCTGTTGTGCAAGATCCCGTAGCTGCTCCTTTAACCGTCACCGTTGCTACTCCAGCACCCGTGGCTGCTCCTGTTGCTCCTGCTCCCGTAATGCCTGCTGCTCCATCATTCGTAGCACCAGCACCCGTGGCTGCACCTGCTGCTGGCACACCGTTCAATGATCCCAAAGGTCTGTTGGAATACGTGATGGGTGCTTACAAGGCACTCGGTGCTGAAAAGGGTCAACAGATCCAAGGCGTGCTGACTAGCATGGGTTACCAGAACATCAATGACGTGAAGCCTGAGCACTATGCACAGTTGCACGCTGGTGTGGAAGCCTTGAAAGGTTAATCATGTTGCCACTTACTACTGCTCAACAAATGTTGCTGGCTTTTGGTGTGCCCGAAACTTCGGTTTTGTTTGGTCACAAGATGGGTAAGTCTGAAACCAATCGCAAGAAGGGTCCAGGCCGCAAACACAAACAAGGAAAACGATCATGAATGAACAAAAGTTGACATTCAACCCCAGCAACGATGATGCTGTAGCAAATTGCAAAAAAGAATTTGCTGCTGTCATTGATCGCATGAATGACTTGCGTAACTCGTTGGAATGTTCGCCAGAAGTGGCGCGTATGGCCAGCATTGCTATCACCGAAGCGCAGACTGCGCAGATGTGGGCAGTCAAAGCGATTACTTGGAAATTCTAAGCATGAGCGATCACGCACAACTGTCACCCAGCAAACGGCATCGTTGGATGCTGTGCCCTGGGTCTATTCGAGAGGAAGCTAAGTACCCCGATAAAAGTGGTCCTGCTGCTGCCGATGGCACTCATAGCCATACGCTGCTGGAATACTGTATCGGTGAGGACAAAGACCCTCTCACAACAGTTGGTGAGACACTGAGTGACCATGAGGGCGTGTTCACGGTTGACAAAGACCGTGCCGCTCGTGTCAAGGTGGCCACCGACTACATCAAGCAACGTGTCGCTGAACAAAGTGGCATGTGCGAGGTGATTGCCGAGACTCGTGTGGACCCTGAGCATCTGATTGGCCGCAAGGATATGTCAGGCACTGTGGACGTTCAAATCCGTGGTACTGAGCTGCTTGAGATCATCGACTACAAGGATGGTATGGGTGTCGTGGGCGCTAAGGACAACCCACAACTGGAGCAGTACGCCATGGGTGCGTTGGCCAGTTGCAAGTTGCCTGTGAACGCTGTGTACCCATGGAAGCGTGTGCGCATGACGATCATCCAGCCAAAGCTGGCCATCAAAGGCATGAAAGCAATTTCATCGCACGAGGTGGACGTCATCGAAATCCTTGCTAAACTTGGCCAGATGGTGCATGAGGCTCACTTGACCGATTCACCTGATGCACCACTCAAAGCGGGTGAAAGTCAATGTAAGTTTTGCAAAGCCAAGGGTAGCTGTTCTGCTCTTGCAAGTAACGTAATGGAAGGAGTCGGTGTAATGTTTCAACCCGTGCAGGCTACCCCAGCCCAGCCGTTCGATGTCGCACAGCAAGCTGCGAACAAAGACCCCAGCACCATGGACGATCAACAGATCCGTCAGATCATGGAAGCTGCACCCCTGATGCGTCAACTGCTTGAAGCCGTAGAAGCGGAAGCTCTGCGTCGATTGCAGCTTGGTCAATCAATCCCAGGTATCAAACTCGTCAATGGTCGCGGTAGCCGCGCGTGGGCGTTGCCAGAGGATCAGATTGCCGAGAAGCTGACCAAGATGGGCATCCCTAAAGGTAGTGTTTGGGAAACCAAACTCGTCACTCCTGCCAAGGCTGAAAAGCTAACTTGGATCAAGCGAGATGGCTCAACGAAGCAATTGACTGAGCGCCAACTTAAAACACTGGAGACTGAGTACGTTGTCAAGATGGCAGGTAAGCTAACTGTCGCCCCCGAATCAGACTCACGGCCTGCCGTGGTTTTGAATGCTGCACCTATGTTCAGCGCAATTGAAACGCAAGCAGAAGCCCTGCCTGCGTGGTTATCGTAAATCAACTGGAGTAATTGAAATGTCCGAAATCATCTTTTTGTCAAATGTCCGTTTGTCTTTCCCCCACATCGCTGAACCACAGAAGCAAGTGAACGAAGCAACAGGTAAAGAACGTATCAGCTACAACTGTGAGTTCATCATGCCTAAAGACCACGCTGGTCTGCAACAGTTCATGCAACGCTACGCTGCCATGGCTCAAGAGAAGTGGTTGGAGCACACCAACACCGTGATGCAAATGATCCAAGCGGATCGCAAGCTGCGCTGCTTTGGTCTTGGTGAGGAAAAGGTCAACAAAAAAACCTTTCAACCTTACGATGGTTACGCTGGTCACGCCTTTATCACTGCTGGCCGCGACACACAACCTCAGATCATCCAAGCTGACGGTCAACCCATTGATCCAAGCAACACCATGGCCTACCAACAACTAACTCGCAAGATGTACGGTGGTTGCCGTGTCAACGCTGCGATCAAGCCTTGGTTGCAAGTGAACAAGCACGGTAACGGAATCCGTTGCGACTTGATTGCTTTGCAGTTCGCTGGTGACGACACAGCGTTCGGTGAAGGTGCTGTTGATGCCTCTGGCTTCTTTGGTGCTGTGGCTGGTGCTCCTGCTGGGTTCGGTGCAGCTCCTGCTGCCGCTGCTCCAGCGATGCCTGGCTTGCCATCGTTCTTGGGTATGTAATTGAATCGGGGGAAGCGCGAATCCATTTCGGAGCTACAGCCTCGCGTGACCCCCACTTAACTGGTAAATGTAATGAGTAAAACACCTGAATACATCGCATGGGTCAACATGCGTCAAAGGTGTAACAACCCACACGGTCACAACGCTACCTATTACGAAGGTATTTCAGTTTGTGCTGAATGGGACAACCCTGCTCAATTTATTGCAGACATGGGTTTGCGTCCAACTCCACAGCATCAATTTGATCGCCGTGATAACACCAAAGGTTACTCAAAAGACAACTGTCACTGGGTTGAAAAAACACCACAGATGCAGAACACTCGTTTGTCAAAATGGTGGTTTGTTGATGGCGTGAGATACGCAAGTTTGAGTGAAGCATCTAAAGCTGTTGGTGTCACGATTAGTCGTGTCAAGGCTTGGTGTGAAGGACGCACGGATGGTGGTTACACATATCCACCAAAATCTAACTGCTGGTCGGAGAAGAAATATGTCTAATGATTGGATCTTCGATTTGGAAACATATCCAAATGTTTTCACAGCAGCCTTTGAGCACGCCGAGGCTCCAATTCAACTCATGTTCGAGATCAGTGACCTACGCAACGACAGCCGCGAGATCATTGCGTTCCTCCAGCATCTCAAGGAAATCAATGCACGCATGGTTGGCTTTAACAGCTTGGGGTTCGATTATCCTGTGATCCACACACTCATTCGCATGGGTCACAGTGACGCAAACACGCTGTATCAAAAAGCCATGGCTATCATCAATGGTCAAGATGGTGACGAGAAGTGGATGCACAACGTCAACCCGTCTGACCGATTCGTGCAGCAGATTGATCTGTACAAGATCCACCACTTTGACAACAGAGCACGCGCCACTGGCCTCAAGGTTCTTGAGTTCAATATGCGCAGCGACAACATTGAAGACTTACCATTCAAGGTAGGCACGAACCTCACACCTGAGCAGACCCCCGTGCTCAAAAAATACAACAAGCATGACGTAGCGCAGACCAAGTTGTTCTATTACAAGACTCTTGAGATGATCAAGTTTCGTGAAGAACTGACTCACTTGTATCAGCGCGACTTTATGAATCACAACGACACCAAGATCGGCAAAGATTACTTTGCGATGAAGCTAGAAGAAGCTGGTGTCGCTCTGTACGACTTCGGTCCAAGTGGCCGCACACCTCGACAAACCAAGCGCCCCACGATTGCACTCAAAGATGCGATCCTGCCATGGATCGAGTTCACCAATCCAGAGTTCACCCGTGTACTCAACTGGCTCAAGGGTCAGGTCATCACTGAAACAAAGGGAGTCTTTGAAGATGTCACAGCTCGTGTTAATGGGTTCGAGTTTGTGTTTGGTCTTGGTGGCATCCACGGTTCTATTGAATCGGAAATTGTTGAATCGGACGCCGACTTCATCATTGTTGATTTGGATGTCAGTAGCTATTATCCAAACCTCGCTATTACTAACCGCTTTTTTCCACAGCATCTAGGGGAAACATTTTGCGACATCTACAAGCACTTGTACGAGCAGCGCAAAACATACCCCAAGGGCAGCGCAGAGAACGCCATGCTCAAGCTGGCATTGAACGGTGTGTACGGTGACAGCAACAGTGCATTCAGCGTGTTCTATGACCCTCTGTTCACCATGAGCATCACGCTCAATGGTCAACTGCTGTTGTGCAAACTTGCAGAGTATCTAATGGAGATTGAAGGATTGCAGTTGATCCAAGTGAACACCGATGGTCTGACTGTTCGTGTACCTCGCGTCAACAAGTACAAAGTTAACGCTGTTCGTGAAGCATGGGAGGACATGACAGGTTTAGAACTTGAGGAAGCGATCTACAAGACCATGATGATCCGTGACGTGAACAACTACATCGCGGTCTATGAGAACGACAAAGTGAAGCGCAAGGGTGCTTACGAATATGACATGGACTGGAGCCAGAACCATGGCGGCATGGTGATCGCTAAGGTAGCCGAGAAGGTGTTGATTGAAGGCGCACCGATCCGTGAGACTGTGGAGCAGTGGCCTGAGATCATGGACTTCATGCTTCGCACCAAAGTGCCACGATCCAGCTACTTGGCGATTGAGCACGATGGTGTGCCATCACAGTTGCAGAACATCACGCGCTACTACATTGCGCAGGGTGGTGGACGCCTGTTCAAGTGGATGCCGCCTACCAAGACAAAGCCAGATGTGTGGCGAAAGATTGGCGTTGAATCTGGTTGGGGTGTCCAACCATGCAACGACATCCGAGATGCTGGCAAGCTGCCAGTTGATTTTGATTACTACGTTCGAGAAGTGGAGAAACTATGTCTAGGTCTAGCGTGAAAAAGAAACCAGCCAACACCCGCCAAGTCGCAGGTAATCATTACAAAGAGTTGGCAGTGCAACCATGGGATGTTGTGGACACTTGGCCAATCGAACAACAAATTGGATACTACCGTGGTGGCGCACTCAAGTACCTCATGCGTATGGGTAGCAAAGACGAAAGCGCCCAAGAGATTGCAAAAGGTCAGCATTACATGGAAAAACTTTTAGAGGTGTTGCGTGCTTGAAAAACAAATTGAATCCAAAGTCTGTGAATACGCCAGATCGAAGGGTGTGCTTGCTTACAAGTTCACCAGCCCCGCACGGGCTGCTGTGCCAGATCGTCTGTTCATCGCGCCTGATGGCCGTGTGTGGTTCTGCGAATTTAAGCGTGCGGGTGCTAAACCAACTGGTGCGCAAGAACGAGAGCACGACACGCTGCGACAACAAAAAGTAAGTGTCTTTGTAATTGACAACGTAATCGAAGGTAAGAACATGATTGACTTAATGGTGATGGGATGCTGACATGAATGAGATTTGGAAAGATGTTGATGGGTTTGACATGTACGAGGTGAGCAACCTTGGTCAAGTTCGTCGTAAACCACAGGTTCTTAAACCTGGCTCAATTCCGTCTGGTCATTTGACAGTGGCTCTGTGTAAAGGTAAAGGGCGTGCAAAAAGTATGTATGTGCATAGACTCGTAGCTCTTGCTTTTTTAGAAAACCCTGACAGTAAACCAATTGTTAATCACAAAAATGGAAATCCTAAAGATAACAAATTGGACAACTTGGAGTGGGCGACATCTTCTGAAAACATAATGCATGGTTATCGCAGCAATGGTCGTCGTGTCGCTACTGAACTCAAAGTGATTGCCATAAACAGTGATGGTGAAACAGTAATGTCGTTTAGAAGTGGGGCAGATGCTGCAAAGTTACTTAATGTCACAACTGCCGCGATATGGTCTGCGATTAGACGTAATGGCACATGTGCTGGATTTAAATGGATTCGTCATGCTAACTCCTAACCTACTTCACGATTACCAAAAGAAAGCTGTGGGTTTCCAGTGCTCTCACCCAAACTCAATGCTCTGGTTAGATATGGGGTTGGGAAAGACTGTGATTACTCTTACAAGTATTGCGCATTTGGTCAAAACTCAATACCTTCGAGGTGTGTTGATTGTTGCCCCAATTCGTGTCATTCGACTTGTTTGGAGACAAGAAGCTGTCAAGTGGGAACACACCAAAGATCTCACGTTTAGTGTTGTCACAGGTACACGAGATCAACGCACTCGTGCTTTACTTCGCCCCGCGAACATTTACTTGATTAATTTTGAGAACATGCAATGGCTCTCTGAAACACTGCACACATACTTCATCAAGAAGGATCGCCCGATCCCTTTTAACGGTGTGGTATGGGACGAGATCAGCAAGTGCAAGAACTCAGCAACCAATCGAGTCAAGGCAATTCGTAAAGTGCTACCCCACTTTGACTGGACCACTGGACTCACTGGCACGCCTGCATCCAATGGCTACAAAGACCTCCACGGGCAGTTCTTGGTGGTGGACAAGGGTGAGCGCCTTGGTACATCCAAAACAGCCTTCCGCACACGGTTCTACAAGAAGGTGGGACCGTACAAAGAGGTGGCCTATGAAGACACTGAGGACACGATCAAGAAGCTCATTGGTGACATCACCCTTGAGATGTCTGCTGAGGACTACAACCCACTGCCTGACTTGATCGTGAACAACGTCGAGATTGAGATGCCCCCGATCCTGCGTGCCAAGTATGACTTGATGGAAAAAGAGTTTTTCTTGCAGCTCGACAGCGGCACAACCATCGAAGCGTTTAACCAGGCATCACTGACCAACAAGTGTCTCCAGTTCTCCAACGGTGCGATGTACCCTGTGGCTGGGATGCCACTGTGGGAACCAGTGCATGACTTGAAGCTCGAAGCACTTGAAGACATCATTGACGAAGCTCAGGGTTCACCTATCCTGTGTGCCTATGCTTACCGAAGCGATGCAGCGCGGATCATGGAGAGGTTTAAAGCTCTGCGCCCAATCAACCTGACTGAGTGCAAGAGCGAGGTGTCTTTGACCAATGCCATGCACCGTTGGAAGACTGGCGACTGTCAACTGATGATTGGCCACCCTGCATCCATGGGTCACGGGATTGATGGTCTTCAAAAGAATGGTCACATCTTGGTGTGGTACGGACTCAATTGGTCACTGGACTTATACGAACAGTTCAATGCCCGAGTACGCCGCCAAGGTCAAGGAGCACCCGTCATGTGCCATCGAATTATGATGCAAGACACACTGGATCAAGCGCAGGCTTTGGCGCTGGATGACAAAGCAACAACACAAGCAGGATTGCGTAACGCGATCAAGCAATACCGTCAATCGAAAGGACAATGAAATGAGCTATTCTGAAATCGAAATGAAAGTTGTGCAATGGGGTGAGGCCCGTGGCATTGTGCAAAACGCTACCGCGCTCTCACAGGCTATCAAGACACTTGAGGAAGTCACTGAGTTGTTTGATGCCATCAACAAAAAGAATCTTGACGAATCCAAGGATGCGGTGGGTGACATTGTGGTAACACTGATTATGGTGTGCGCGGTGCTGGACATTGATCTTGTCGAGTGTCTTGCTGGCGCTTACAACGAGATCAAAGACCGCAAAGGTTACTTGACTCCCGAGGGCATCTTCGTCAAAGAAGTGTGATACACTTGTTATACAAGGAGTAAATATGTTAGATCAACTGAAACAAATGTTCAAAACCCCAACTGCCGATCAACTAGCACAACGTGAGTACGATGAAGCTCGACGAGAGCTTCTGTTGTCTCAAAGTGCTGCTGAGTATCACCAGAGCATGATTGAATTTCACATCAAGCGTTTGCTGCGATTGAAGGAGATTTTGAATGCCAGTCCAGAAGACGATAAGTGAGGTGACCCGAGAAGCCTTGCTTCTCCACCCACAAGGGCTCACAGTGCGCGAGTTGGCCAAGTTGACAGGGTACGCACAGGATCTGCTGATCTCGTGCCTACGGCGCACCTACGGCTGCTACATCGCAGACTTCGTGATTAGCTCCACTGGTGCTCGTCAGTTCAATGCGATATGGCGATGTGTGGCTGTGCCTGCCAACGCCACCAAGCCTTTGGCTTCTGAGTTCCCTGTTGAGATCGTAGACGACAAACAGGCTGAGGCTGCGAAGAAGCGCAAGCTCAAACGTGAAGCCGCGAAGCGGGAGCGCATATCACAGCAACTGGCTAACAAACGCATCCGTGAAGTAGCCAAAGAAAAACCCACGCAGCCTGAGTACAAGCCTCAGAAAACTACGTGGGTCACTGTACCGTCTTGGGGTCAGGCTGCGTGATACTCAGTTTCTGACAACAAGCCTGGCTTGTACTTGTTCTCTGGACGGAAGATGGTCAGCAATTGACAGCGGCCTTCTGGCGCTCCAGAGACATGTACCCAGCGGCCATACTCGTGAATGATCTGGTCAAACTTGATACCGTGGTCATTCAGGATCTTGGCGATTGCCTTGGCAGTAGCCAGTGTGTCACCGAAGCCTGCGCACGTCATATCGAATGCCCAACCGTCCATGTGTGAAGACACCTTGGAACCACCCACAGCCACGTTCACGTCGGGCAAACGAAGCCACGAGTTGATGTGTAATGGGTGGCCAAGTTCTTTGCGGATCAGGTCAGCGTGGGTGGTGGCCACATGCTTCATGTTCTCCAACTGAACAATGCTTGGCTGGTTGTCAAGACCCAAGCGGATCGCGGTTTCAGAATAGGTGGCTTCTTCAAGGGTGAAGTATTCACTGAGCTTCATTTAATGGTCCTCAAGTTGTTGTAAAAGTCGATACAGGAGTTCAGTTCGATGATGGCTTGGTCACCGTCTGCTGCGATGGAGATAAGGTCGTCAGCAGCCTTTGGGTCAAGTTCGGCTCGCGCTTCTGGATCTCCTTCGGAAGTGGAGGCAGAGCAGTGGGCACGGATTGACAGGCTGAGAGCACCAGAAGCGACATTAGCGCGAAGCTGGTTGATTTTGGTTTGAGCATCTTGTTTCTCTTGGTGAAGTTTGTCCTCTGCTTCAACAGCAGCTTCTTGCATCTTGGTTTCAATGCGTGTGACTTCCGCTTTGATCGCTTGGCGTTCTTGATGCTTACCTGCGAAAAACGCGATCAGTAAGCATCCGACGAATATGGCTAGGTTACGTAGCATCGGGTTTCTTTTCTTCTTTGTTGAAGGCAGAGATACCAAGGATCGCGGCAAACGCAATGTGAATGAATCCACCGTTGGTGAGAGTCAATGGAACCCACTGGCGAAACGCATCATTGGCTGCTTGGGTTTCCCAAAACTGCACGATGGTATACATGATGGGGAACGCTACGAAGTCAGCGATGTTTACGATCATGTAGGTCAGACCCATCAGGTAGGTCCACTTCTGTTTATGGTTTTCGTCCATCTTCCGACTCCTTTTTAAATTTCTCGCGCTCCTCCCTTAGAAGCACGATTGCTTTATCCACCTCGCGCTTGTTACGCACGAGTTGTGAATCCACGGTCATCAGGCGCAGCAGCAAGAAGCACAGCACCACGAACAAGATACCCACAATGACGCACAGCATGAACACTATCGCATTGTCTTCGTGTTTAGCCATACTGCACCCATCAGAATCCAAAAGTAAATGACCAACACAATTGACCAGAACCACGTCAAATTGCGATCTATTCTATCGCTACGAAGTTGTGCAGCACGAGCATCGTGAGCTGCCTTCTCCCTGCGCTGCTTCATTTGACGTGCCGCTTGACCAGCTTTCACCTTGTCCTGCATCTCTTTGAATTGAGTCCAGATGGGACCAATCTGCCATGGAGCATTGGTGGTCATCAGAGTCATCAGAGCAGGGTACGCTGCGTCCACTTCGACTTGTAGCTGGGTCAGCTCCAATACTTCCTTTTGATCAATCACGTCCTTGCTGAACACCTCAGCGTATCGTTTCTCAGTGAATGTCTTTAGGGTGTGGTAGTTGTCGAACCACTCACCAACGTGTCCAATGAACTGCTGGACGACTTCATCTTGGGTGGGTACGTGGTCGATGTAGACTTCTTTATCTTTTGGCTTGACTTCAAGGGGTGCGGATGGCGTGGATGCTAGGGGTTTATTATCTGACGGCCTGGATAATAAACTTTTAACCCACCCCCAAAGTCCAGTGACCTCGGTATAGATCTTCTTTGCGTCAGTGATTCCACCTTCAACGGTCTTCTTGACTCGCTGGATCTCAACAGATCCTTCACGAAGGCAATCGCAGCAGTATTGGATTCCAGAATATGCTGCACGCATCGCTTGAAGCGCAAGCATGATTTCTGGACCCACATTAGATGCCTATGAGCTTCTTGAAGAACTCAGCAGCAGCACCTGGCCCAAGGAGCACAGCGGCAAGGACTGCGTAGATCAGATACTGCATCTTGTCCATGCGCTCTGCACCTTTGTCGAGTCGGTCACTGATTGTCTCGTATCGTTGTGCGCATACAGCTTCATGTGTGTCTAAACGAGCTGCGGTTACTGAGATGGTGTCGCTCATACCAAATGTTCCTTATGCGATACGATACCAAGTGGTATTCGATTGACGATACAAATATTGAGCGCTACCACCCAAAACCAAAGCTGTCACAGCACCAACGATACTTTGACCAGTGTTGGCTGAAACAGTCAGTGCTGTAATGATTTGGCTAGAGCTGAATCGAACAGTCATACCATCAGCAGGAGTCGAAGGCATTGTTATCGTACCTGTAGCAAGTGTTCCTGCTGGGTTGATGATCAACACCTGAGTACCTGTTGCGAATGTGTAACTGAAACCAGTTGTCAGTGCTTGATAGTCATACGACTGCAAGACACCGTTTGTTCCATCTAATCGAGTTGTCATGCTTGACCTTTCAATGTTGCAATGTCAGCCTTAACTGCGTCAAGTTCGGATTTAAGTTCCTGAATTGCTGCGGTCAGAGTAGCAACCAAGAAGCTGGTGTCGATGCTTTGATATTTTGCGTTACCTTCTTCGTCAACAGCATCTTTCTCGCCAGTTACGGCTTGTGGGCATACTTCTGCCAACTCGTGAGCAATAAAACCTTCACCAATTTCATCAGGCGCGGATTTCCATGTGTATGTGCATGGTTTCAATGCAGCAACACGCGCCAATGCACTAGCAATCGGTTGTATGTTTTCTTTTAGACGGTAATCAGAAGTTGTGTTGTAAGCAACCGCTGTCGTTCCGTTTTGTGTAATACCACCAATATAACCAGCGTTGTAATAAAAAGCATGATATGCGTTTCCAGTTGCGACACCGTTACCGTGAAACGTGTTCAGCGAAGTTGCTGTGCTATTTAAAACAACACTGTGACCAAATTGCGCTGCTGCTGTACTCGTAGTCCCCACCAGCAAGTTACCGCTGGAGTCGATACGCATGGCTTCCGTTCCACCGTACTTATTGAAAATAATCTCAGTAATACCGTTAGCACCTTCGCTACCAAGTCGAAACGTGCCATCACCATTGTTGTAAATTGACGCAGTTCGAGGATCTGAGCCAGAGCGATATAACTGCTTCCCTTTGAGGTCTAGAGGAGAGGCTGGCGAAGAAGTACCAATACCTACGTTCTGACTTGAGTCCACAGTGACAGCAGTAGTGCCACCAGTAGCCAATGACAAAGTGTTCGTGCCGTAGACGATACCTGTGTCTGTGTCAGCACCTGTTACCGATGGCGCTGCTGCCGAACCATTGACGCTGGTGATGCCCGTTGAACCGTTAATTACGACTGTCATGATTGTGCTCCTTAGGTACCACTGGTTGAAGCCAGCAGATAGTATGTGGTTCCGTTGATAACGATTGCCAACTTATTAGTAACGGTGTTTGTGGTTGATGCCGATACTGATGTCGAAACAAGCACGTTACCTGTAGCAGCGGGTAATGTTGCTGTGTAGTTGAATGCTGTAGTCGCAGGCACGATCTCCACTGATCCTGCACTCGGAGAAACTAATTTAACACCCATGATCGTTCCTTAAATGATAGCCCACACACTTGTGGTGGGGATGGTGACGGTCACACCGTCATTGATGGAGATGGGACCAGTGCTCATGGCATTTTGATCAGCAGGAATAGTGTAACTGGTGGTGACCGTTTGACCGTTTTGAATGAACACGTTGTCAGTGCCACCACCTGTAGCACCACCGCCCAACGGACCCCATGCGCCGTTGTAGCCTTCAAACTTGGTTGTGGTGCTGTTGTAGCGCACCATACCAGCCTCAGGATCAGCGGGACGTTCACCAGTGGTGCCCACGTTCAGGATCGCAGCACCAGTGCCTTCAAGGGTCATCAGGTCCACCACGTTCAAGTTGGTGAACGTACCCTCGTTGGGGATTGCGTCACCGATAGCAGGTGGTGCGGCAAAAGACACAGCCGTGATAGGCACGGACACATAGTCAACCGTGTACAAAGTTGTGTCATCGGCATCCTTGAGCACATATTTGTAGATCAATGTGTTGGACAACCAAACATCGCACTCACCATTGGAATCCAAGATGACTGGGTTTGTGTTTGTCGTGGTGCCCGTGTAGTCCACATACGTGGCCAAAGGAGTCGTTGTGCCAGCAGCATACGTGTACAGCTTGCCACCGACGAGTGGGAGGCCATCAGTGCCGAAGAACTGTAGCTTGGGGGTGGGTGATAGTGATGCCATCTTTATTCCTTATTGGCCATGCCACGTAATTCTATACGCAGTGCGTTTTGGTTAGCTGGTTTTTCTTTAGGTGACAGAGCATTTACAACAGTACCTGTGCGAATGGCTTCCGCTGCCTGCTGTGCTTGCTTTGCGGCACTTGACCCAATAAGCGTATCTTTAGCTGGCGCTTTTGACAACATCGCTGGGTCAGAGATCAACTTCAACACTTGATTGCGTTCAGCCGCTGGTAGAGTCTCCAGCAAGTTAGCAGCACCATCGGGTGTCTTCATCGCCTCAGTCAATTGCTTCATTGACTTAGTGCCAATGTTGCGCTCAAGCTCACTCAAAGTCTTGTTACCAGCGGAAGCCCAGAAACTCAGGAACGATGGAAAACGGAATCGTGAGGCTTCTTGTTTCAACAATTGCGACAAAGCCGCACCACCTTCACCAACTTGCTCTTTGACAGACAATTTGGTTAAGTGCTTATCGGCTTCTTTTTGCAACACTGACAGGGTGTCATCAGCCAATTCTTTAGCGATGTTGTAATTACCAGCACCAAGAAACTTTTCAACAACATCAGGTGAGTCGTTTTGAACCAGCTTCACAAATGAGTCCTTGTCTGTTTTCCACAGACGCAGTGCTTCACCTGTCAACTTCTTTGCATTGACATCTTGCATACCTTTAGTGTGAGCTTGCAAATAATCGCTCCAGCCAGCACCACCCGCAGATTCAATTGCGTCATCAATCATGGGTTTGATTTTTGACATAACCCCTGCTGCAAGATTGCGTTGAGCTGTTGCATCAGCACCAGGACGCATTTTTGCAATTGCAGCATTTACTGCATTTTTGCGAATGGCTTCAAGGGCTTCTGCGTTAATCACACCACCCTCAGATGTCCAACGTCGAATGCCATCCGACACCTGTTTAACCGAACCTTCAAGAAGATCATTTTCAGCAAATGATGGGTTGTTTGAGATGCTTTGGATTTTGTCAGCAAGTGGCGCACCTTCGAGTGGTTTGATACCCACGGAACGAAGTGCTTTTTCAGCACCAGCGGCTTGAGCGACAAACTCAGCAGGGGCAATAGTTGAACCTGATCCAATTCGTGTAGCGATGTCATTTGCGCTTCGCACAGCAGCTTCATCTGCAACATACTGACCAAGGTTTGCACGTTTAAGCGCAGACTCACGCATTGGTGTTGTAATGGTATTGAGATTGTTTTTGGCAGTTTCACCAACAGCGCGAGTTTCAGCAGCGGTTTGACCACCTGCCAACTTACTCAAAGCGTTCAATGATTGACCCTCGTCCATCAGTCGCATCTTGCGAACAAACTGCGGGTCTTTTTCCAAAGCGTCTTTGACCAATGCTTGCCATGCAGGATTTTCAAATTTGGCAGTCAACTCGGCAACACTGGCGTTTGCTGGCGCGTTGCGAAGTGCGTTCATTACTTGTGGTAGATCACCACCCAAAGCATTCTGTGCAATCTTTGCTGCTTTTTGTTGAGGAATCTGACGAAGGTCTGCAATCTTTCCACCAAGGTAACCAAGACCTTGACCAATGATTCGGCCACCAGTTTCCATGGTTGCGCCTTCAAGCGCATTCTTGGCTTGACGGACACCAGCTTGAGTCATTGATTCTTTGGGACCACCCTCGCCAGCAACCGTGTCAGCAAACTTCAACAGTTCCTTAGCACCAGCGTAACCCAAACCAGCGCCAGCAACAGCTCCAATAGGACCACCAAGAGCACCAGCAGCACCACCACCGATAGCACCAAGGGCTTCGACTGTAGGTGTGACAAACTCACGCACTTTCGAATACGTGGATGGTTCTTGAGGAGTTGGTGTCACAGCTTGTGATGCTGTGGGTAGCGGTGGAAGTGATGGAGCAGCAGGCGCGGCGACACCAAACTTCACTCGAATTGCATTCTGTGTAGCTGCATTTGCATTAGCAAAGTTTGGATCTTGCGGTGCCCATTTGTCAAAGATCGCGGCTTTGGTAGCCTCGTTTGCATTGACGTAGTTTGGGTCTTTGAGGATCGTGGCTAAATCTGCCATGTGCGTCCCTTATTTCAACAATGGATTAGCCGCATCTACGCCACCAGCGGGTGCTGAACGCTTATACGAATATGTTGAATCATACGCCTCACGAGTGCGGGTTTTAGCACCTTCAATATCAGCAATTGCTTGATTGATTGCAGCCTTGACATCATCTGCACTTTGAGTACGCTGGATTGCTGCAAACGAAGATGACAATT